CAGCGCCCTTTTTAAGTGGTTCAAAAGGATTAGGACCATTTTCCATTGATAATATTTTTAGCATAATGTCATCAAAAGCAGTACCAATAGCTTTTGTATCTATAAGTTCACCAGTAAATGCGCCAAAAACATCAAAATTACTTAATTCATTTAATCTATTTATAAATTGTGCTAAAGCTAAAGTAATGCTTTGTAATGCAGATACAGTATAAAAAGCAATGTCAATTCCTAATTGTTTAAAACCTCCACCTTCTGAAGCCGCTGTAAATATACCTATAAATTTTTCAGTAACAGAATCTAAAACAGGTATAAAAGCTGCTGTTGCATATCTTGTAAAGTTCGTAATTTGTGTTTTTAAAATAGTAAATTTATCAGCAAATTCAGCAACTGATAATGTTGTTTTTGCATCTAATATTAGTCCAAGTTTTTCAGTATCTTGAAAAACTTTTTTTAATTCTTCAGAACCTTTATTTAATGTACTTACTAACGCAGCACCCTCTGAATCAAAAAATTTAAAAGCAAGTCTTAACTGTGTTGTTGATGATTTTGCTTCTTTTAAACCATCTGATACATCAAACAAAACATCTTCGATTGCTCTAAAATTACCTTCTCCATCTGTTAATTGTATTCCTAATTCTTCTAAAGCTGCTTTTGCTTCACCAGTACCGTTTTGAGCTTCACCAACACGACGTATAAATCTTTGCAAAGCCATATCTAATGTCGTTTGTGCTATACCTGCTTGCTCAGCAGCAAAACGCATTTTTTGCAAAAACTCTACATTTACGCCTAATTTTTCTGCAGTTTTTTGTAATTTATCAATTGCAGCTATATTTGATTTTATTAAAAGTCCAAAAGCTGTAGCTAAACCAGCTGCAGCAAATGCACCCATTTTTAAAACTTTTGTTAATTTGCTAGTTACGCCTTGAACTTTTTTAAGTCCGCGTTGAAGTTTATCTAAATTCTTTTTGAATTTATCAACAACTTCAAGAACTATTTGATATTTACTTTTGCCCATTATTATCTTTATTTACTTTATTATAATATGCAGACCACATTATAAACTCATTTATAGTAATTTTTTCAGATAATTCTTGAACTGTATAACCGAGCCTTTCAGCTATATAAAATGTGTTAAAAACGTCTGGCTCGGATATTACTTTTCCGCTTGTTCTGGAGAAAGACTTCCTAAAATATCAGAAGCTACTTTTACAACAACTCCTACATCAGCGTGATTCATTAGTTTATCTTTATCAGCTACTGTAAAAAGTTTATTACCATCTGCATCTAAAGATTTATTTATTATGGCATAAACCATAACTTCCATATCACTATTTGATGACATCTTATAGAGTCTTTTAGACTCTTGTAAAGTTAATGGTTTAGCATAAATTTCTAATGGACCGTCATCATCTCCCCACTCAGGAACTTCAATTTTTACTATTTCTTGAGAATCAAAATGCGCAACGACATTGTCAATTACTTTATTTGCCATTTATTAATAAGTTGATATTGTAAGTCCGCCAGTTCCTTGGAATTCAATAGTCAATTCAACTAATCCATCTTGCGAAGCAGAAATTTCTTTATTAGTAATTATTGCTGTACCTGTTAACTTATAAGCTCCAGAACCTGAACCTTCAGGACCAAGATTAAGTGTTATTGATGAACCTACAGTTGCAGCAACTTGAGCTGTACTATCTGTATCATCAAAAAAACATTCAACCGTTCCAGAAAAATCAGTTAATGTTGCTACGTAAGTTTTAGAGTTGTTACCCAACGTAGTTGACTCAGTTGTGTCTGCTGTTTCAGTTATAGAATATGATCTAACTTCAGCAAAATCATTTGAGCCTAATTGGACAACTCCCGCTTTTCCTGCAAAAACTGCCATTATTCTTCCTCTTTATTTTTTGTTTTTTTAATTACAGTCTGATTTTTTTCAGACCAACCTGCTTCTTTAAGATGTTTTACACTTTCAAGAAAAACTGATATTTCTGTTTTTCCGTCTGGTGATACTAAAATTACATTATCCATTTAAAGCCTCGTTTTAACTATCCGGAGCATTTTCCGTTGTTGTATATTTTATACTAAAAGTAAGAGTTATTATACCAACAGGTTTTTCTCCTTCTCCATTATATTCAATTTCAGTTGTCTCAAGAAAACAATCTAAAGCTAAACCGCCAAATGTAGTATCTGATGCCATTGCAACTTCAACTTCTTTTGCTATAGTGTCAACAGTATCATCAGTGTTCGATGTACCTTTAGCATAACCTTCAATTACTAAAGATAAATTTCTTTGTAAAGTTCTTTGTGATCCCATTTCAAGCAATTCATTTGCTTCATTTTTTGAATAAACTATTAATGCAGGTAAATTACCAGTTTCTAGCGGATATACTCTTGATTGAAAAACGTTACTTCCTGTTGTACTTAAACTTGTTATTCTAGTTCCTACTGCTTCTCTGATTTGTTGTCTTTTATGATTAGCCATTAGTTCTCTTGTAAAATTAAAATTGTAATACCTGTTCCGTCTGGTTGTACATCAACTATATTATAATTTTGTGCAGCACTTATTACATTACCTTCAATATCAAGTATAGCAGAAACAGCCAAGGTATTGCCAAAAACAGCATCTGAAACATCAATACTCCTACAATAAGCCATAGGTTGATTACTTTCAATACTAACTTCATCTCCTACATCTATATATTCTTCATTAAGTATAATTTGTATTGTTTTTGGTGTGCCACCTGTATTAGTAAAAACAGCACTTACACCATGTGCTTTTAAATCAAAATAGTTATTAAAATCACTATCAGTTTCTGCGTACCATTCAGACATTATTGTTTTTGTAATCTAAGTTTTATAAAACCAGTTTTATCATTTTGCACATTAATAATTTTATATTGTGTAGCAGGTTTTATTGTTTCTCCTTTTTTTGACGTTACTGCGTGTACATGTATTTCATCTTGATGAGATATATAAGGAGCATCTGAGCTTTTTATTGTTGCAGTAGGTTCATGTCCTGCAATATTAACTCCTCCTCCTGGAATACTAAAGTAATCATCTTCCATAATAATATTTATAGTTTTATTATCACCTAAATCAATATTTAACCAGGTATCTACAAAACCAGCCCTTGAATCCCATAATGCTTGTTGTACTTCAAAAAAATCAGCTTTTATAGCTAAAGCTCTATTATCTAGATACGAGTCAAAATCTTTTACTGATTCAAGCGCCATTGTTTTTAAGTTTTTTTGATGATGTTTTTAATCCTATAGATCTATTATTAACTATATTTAATTCCTTTATTTTACCTTTTATTAAAAGTTCTTGTGCAGTTTTTTTATCTAAATATAAAATTGTTCCAGTTTTAACAATCTTATTGTTAATAATGTAATCTTCTAAAACTTCGTATTTCATGAAAAAAAAGGGCGGCAAAAGCCGCCCTTAATTTATAAGGATTATTCTCCTTTACAGAATGATTGACCGTGTCTTACGGCAACATCTAAAAATTGTGTAGCTCTTAGTCTTGTAACTGAGTTTGCTGAGTTAGTGTAAGGATCTACTAATAAATCTAAACCACCAAAGAAACCAATTAACAAGTCTGCAAAGTTACCAAAATACATTACACCAGATGCAACGTTATTTGAAACAATTACAGGGTAACCGTTAACTCTATTTCCTTCGTTAACGAATAAACCTGATCCTGAATCTTTTGCTTTAACTTTCATAGCACCTGCGATAGCGCTTGTAGTTAAATAAACAGGATTGTTTAAAATAACATTATCATTAAGTATTGCACTTTCCATACTTACAACTTCTGCAAATGTAGGATCATTATCTGTATAATTAACTGTGTTTAATCCTGTAGTATTATCAATACCAGTAGGATTACCACTTGATCCTGAACCTGCTAATGATCCAGTGTCAACTAATTTTGATATTCCAGCAGCTAAATCATTTCTGATTAGTCTTTCAATATCTAAACTAGATTGTTGCATCATTAAGTTTGTAACTTCAGTAAATACAGAAGCTGTTTTAGGAGACATTGTAATTGATCCTAAAGTTAGTTCTGATTCTGACGCAGCGCCACCTTCAGCAGATATAAAAGCAGCAGTTGCTATACCTGTTTGCTTAGGAATTTTAACATTATCTGTTAATCCTTCAAGTACAGTTGCTCCAGCTTGCAAAACGGCTGATGAAGCTCTTAAAGCATCAATAAAACGTTCTGGTAAAAATGCTTGTCCAACACCGCCTGCATCGTCTGATGTGTTAACATCACGAACAGACCAATTTGACATAACTTCTGAAGGAAGTGTTAATCCTTCTGAGTTTCTACCATATTTAATTTTTGCTGCCTCACTTGCATCAAATTCAAAAGCTGCTTCCTCGCGTAACTTTCTGCTTGATGGGTTTGACATAGCTCTAACTGCTCTCATAATACTAAATTGTTTAGTTTCTTTAGCAGTTAAACCAATATCAGGTGATTCAATAGGTTCAGAACGTATTGAATCTAAAAGATTAGATCTAAAATCGTTTACTGAAACGCCATCTTTAATAGCTTTTCTAGCTAATTCAGTTTTGCCGTGCTGTGAGCCTAATTCTAATATTTCGTCAATTTCTTTAGAAACACTAGATTTTGCTTCAGCGTAAACTTTAGAACGAATCTCTTCATTTTCTAATTTATTGTCGTCTGACATTTTGTTTACCTCTTTTTGAGTTTTGTTATTATTTTCAGCATTTCTTGCAACTCCTACGCCTGATGATTGATCAGCAGGTATAGAAACAATAGATGCTTCCATTGGTGACCAAGAAACTCTATATGCATCTTTTGTTTCTGGATCTTTTCTCATTTTATTTACTTGATACCCAACACTTACATTTTGACGAATGCCGTCTTGTATATCTGTAAAAATTTCTCTTGCCAAGTCAG